CTGTGTTTGGCTAAGTTACCGACCGGTTGGTAGTTGTCTTTTAATGTTTTGTTTTGTTTTGTTTTCGGGCGTGTCGTTGTTTTGTTTGTGTTATAGTGTAGTTATCAACTTCAAGGGAAAGGAAATAAAATGCTAAACCTTACTGCATATGTTATCGAGTTCGAGGAATACAATCGATATAAGGTGATTATTGACGGTGTTTGGAGAGGTTTCGTTTCCGATAACGGGCTGGAGGATGATTCTACTCTTTCGTTCCGTAGAGCGCTTGAGACTATTGTGGAGGTTTTATTGAGTAACGATTATGATATCAACATGGTTGCTAAAGGTTATTCCAAGAAAGGCCGCCCGTGCCGTACATATGCTGTTTCGATTGATGATGGCGACTGATGAATAAGAAAGCCCCTAGGTAAATACCTAGGGGCTTTTCTTATGCCGTTAATCAGGCGAATACGAGGTACCACATTGATTTGTCGGCTGGGGCGAGTGCTACGTACCTAGTGGCTCCTGAACCTCCAACATAGTGTGCCCAAATGTATCCGTCTGCGATCTCACCACCTTCGGACAAATTGACTGTCTGCCCGTAATGGTATTGGGCTACGACTTGTGCTGAGGTGGACGGTGCCGAGCGCACGTTGAGTACGTCAACGTTGACCTTGTAGGTGCGTGGAGTAATGGTTACGTTATTATTGTTGCTTGCTGTGCGTGGGTGGAAGTATCCGATGATTCCGGCCTTGCTGATGGTGATGTATCCGGCCTTGTTTGGGTTTTGTGAAATGGTTTCCAAAGTGCCGTTGCCGTTGTCTCGGATGACAATGGCGACGTGGTTCATGCCTGCGCCGTTCCAAAATGCCACGTCACCGTAAACCGGCGTATGGTCGGCGCCCTCTCGGCTGAATGTGTCCTGTAGGGCGCGGGAGCGGTCATATCGCGTAGTATAGACGCTTGCGGCGTATCCGTCTACGGTGTTGGTGTCGGCGGCTGGAATGCCGTATACGTATTGCGCGTAGGAACTCCATAGGTCCCAGCATTGTCCTCCATATGCTTCGTCTACGTCAATGGTTTTGCCGTTTACTGAGTTCATCCATTCAGAGATGTTCATGTTAGTTTTCCTTCTTGTGTTTGGGGGTATTGGTTTGTGCGAACACGCTCATGAATGGTGCGTCTGCTAGTTCGGGGTTGATGGCTGTAATGTTTTCAAGGATCGAGGTGAGTTCGATTAGGCTAATGCCGCCTACGGTGCATACGAATACGCTGACCGGCAATCCGAGGTCTACGTGTAGGTTGATCATGTCCATAAAATAGGCGACTAGGATGAGCATAAGGTAGGCGAACTTATGCCATAATCCTTGTCGCATTTTCTGGGAGCTGAGCGTATCATTTAAAATGGCTTTTGCAATGCCGGTCACGTAGTCCACAATGATAAAAAAGACTACCGCGAACACACACCATACGTCGGTTGCTGTCATTGTCATACATTATTCTCCTTATTTTCCTAACAGTTCACCTATGATCAGTCCAAAATCGGCCTTGACCTGTGAGTCATCAAACCTTATTTTACCTAGTCGGTAGCCGGTGGTGAGTCGTCTTATGATATCATCTGATTTTTTGACATACCATGTTTTTTCGTCAACATGATTGGGGTCTAACGTGTAGACGGGTCTAGTATTGTCTTTAGGGATACGTCGTGAAACATATTGTGAAACATGTCCATCACGTTCGGACACACTTACCCATATACCAAATTGAGCGTAATCGGTAGTGTCCAAAATATATGAGAGTTCGCCATCACTCGGTAGGGGAGCTAGCAACGTGTCCGATTCATCTCGGAACTTGTTTCTGATCGCATAATCCGCATAGTCGCCGTCATACTGTTCAAGGAATCTGCCGAACTTTGATTGTGCGACTTTGGCTGAGAATCCGCCATAGTCGGCCAATTCGAGACAAACGAAACCCCCGCAATACAGCTTGTATTGTTGCTGGTTGGCTTGCTGAGCACCAATGTCGAGTCTGTATTTCGCGAAATAAGGATTAGCTTTTTGGACCGCATTAGACAAAAACAGTACTTTCGTTCTATCCTGCCAACGGTCAACCGTGTTGTAAAATTCGGAAAAAGAATTTACCTCATTGCTTAAAAAACGTAGGTTATCGGGGAAAATTTCGTCGAAGATAATCAAGTGCACTTTAGGGTAGGTGACCGACTTCAAGCCACCCGCTTGGGATAGGGCGACGAAATAACAGCATGTGCGCCAGTCCTTTTCGTCCCATGACGCCTTATGTACTTGTCCTTTTTCACCATTCACACGAAATTCGTACGAGGGGAAGAACTCTTGAATGTCTTTGAAGAAGGTTTCCTTGCGGTGTTGTTCCACGTCCGTGCGCCTGAGATAAATGAACTCGTGACCGTGCTTGATGTATTCTTTGATGCCGTATCGTTTGGCGGCGAACGTTTTGCCGAGTCCTCGTGCGCCGATAATGAAATTCCATGGGGCGTTTCGGGTGAGCAGATTATGCAGATCATAGTAATCATCTTCGGCTAATGTCTGCAATGCCATATATGCTCACCTCCATTATGGATAATGGGGAGTATGACGTCATGACCACCGTCATACTCCCCATTTGTCTGCGGTACTAGTCGGCTCAAGGGAAGTCATCACATGCCGACATTTCTTATTATATCACATGTTTAGAATGCGGGCGGATTCGATTTTCCATCCCACACGCTAAGTAGAGAGTACGCCTGATTGTAGCGATTCGTGTACGGCTGGAATGGGTAGGTGGCGAGAATATTGGCCTTGAGCTGTGCGAGGCTTGACGCCTTCGGCACCTTGAGCGCGTTCGCGGGGGACTGGTGGTATGCAGTGACCCACAGTATTTGCATTTTATCATCATCGTATTCCTGTGGATATCCGGCGTAATCTTCTGCAAACTGCTTGCGCTGCCCTTCATGGGATTCACCGCGTGCCGCCCATGACTGGAATGCGCTAGCTTCCGCCTGTGTGAGGTTTCGCGTAAAATCCCCTCCGCTCTCCATTAATGCGGCGATCTGCGGGGCGGCGGTTTTGAATGCCGCGTAGCCGGTTGGGTCTGCCGCTTTCATGGCATCCAACACTTGCAACCGTCTGCCGAAGCTCCATTGCGCAATGCCGATACCCTGCAAGTTGGCCGCTTCCACCGCATCCCAGCGCAAACTGGCTTCGACTGTGCCGATCACGTATAAGGCGTACGAGTTTTCCGGCGACGTCGAACTGGACGGGTGCCCTTGTCCTTGCGAGCCGGACGGTTGCGGCTGTGTCGCTTTTTCCGAAAAATTATTGGCCGTAGTTTTATAGAAAATGCGCGTACGCGCCCCGCTGTTGTCAGTTTCGTGTAAGTATAGATTGTCGCCCTGCCAGTGTATCCACGCGCCGCCCCGCGCCGTGTCGGGGCGTCCCTGATTGTTGTCACCGGTCGGATTATTGACATCCGGCTTAGGCATGATACGGGGGTGCAGATAACCTAAGAGTCCGGCGGCGGGAAACCATTTCAACGCGCTGGCGTCAGGATTTTGCGTAATCACGTAGACTCTGCCGTCTTTTACCCCATCCCCCGCGACTATGGCAACATGCGTGTATGGAGTGTACGTGCCGTACCCCCATATTGCCACGTCACCGGCCACCGGCTGATATCCGCTTGCGGGAATTCGTTCGTACACCTGCTCGCACCGTGCGGATACGGGGTATGACGTGTACAAGCCTCCGGCATAGCCGGTAGGGGTGATGCAATCCTGAATGGACATGCCGTACATGTCCATGCTGTATTTTGCCCATAAGTCCCAGCATTGCGCGCCATACGCCCCGTCCATGTCCCAAAAACGGTTTTTCGTCTGGTCAATCCATTGCGCAAAAGTAATAGCCATATCACCATTATAGGCGATATGGCTATCATTTTAAGGCATTAGGATTATTACCACGCTACAGTAAAACCGCCACCCATCAGACCATTGGGGGAACCGTGGGAACCGGTTGTGGTGTATGGTTGGATGCCGAACGTGCCACTCACGTGATCGTCAGACCCCAACACCTTAAACAGGGTGGCGTCGTTCGCGCCATTGGATGCCATGAGTGCCCATGCGTCAGGCTCATTGGTGCTGTCTTTGTCGCGTTCGGCCCATTTCGGCAATGCGTTTTTAATGTCCAAGAAATTAGCGGCGGTGACGTTGCTGGCGAGATGCCAACCGAACGTGATAAGCCCTCCTGAAGCGTTGGCGGTGAACAGTGCGAGAGTGTTGGTTGAGTCGCGCCACGAAAACGACTCCGTACGTCCCGTGTAGTTATGATTGATGTAATCAAGCATGTAGCCTACGATTACGTTGGTTCCGCTCGCGTTTGGGTGTATGTCGCCGGTGGGGAAATAGGTGTTATTGCCTAAATTCCATGTCCAGGCCCATGGCACCGCTTCCACGCCGACCTCTCGGGCAGCGGAAATACAGGATGCGGAATTGTACCGCCAATAATTGGATACTGGCGTCCAGTCCCATAGCATGGGTACTACAATGATTCGAGCGTTTGGGAACTCGCGTTTAACTCCCTCGTATAGGCTTACCGCGGCGGTACGCAATGCCCCCGAATACCCGTCGTTGGTGTTGCGGCTTCCTGCGATCACCACTAAGCCGACTTCATTATGGTTATAGCTGGTGTCCGCTTTTGCGTTGTTAAGCTCGGACTGGAATGTGGCGTTGGGTGCGGTGTAGCCGGCTCCTGCGATGCAGTAATTGTGTAGCAGGCTGTTTTCGCCCAGTCGGATATTGAGTACGGTCGGCCATTCGCGCGTCTTATCCGCGTTAGTCCCGTACGAGTCACCGAACGTAACCAAGTGGCCGTTGGTCTGTGAGAGCGACTTGAGGATTCGAGCGATAGCGTCGTTAGCGCTGACAGCATCCGTACTTGCTTTATCCCACTTGGTCTTGTTGGCGGTGGCGTGAACGGTGGTGTCCGCGCCTAGCGCGGTGAGAATCGCCGTGTTGGAATTGGCTTTTTCAGTGGCGGTGGCGGCGTCTGTCAGTGCTTCGATAGCGTTCGTCCCCGCTTTATCCCATTTCGTCTTATTGGCGGTGGCGTGAACGGTGGTGTCCGCGCCTAGCGCGGTGAGAATCGCCGTGTTGAAATTGGCTTTTTCAGTGGCGGTGGCGACGTCTGCCAGCGCTTCGATAGCGTCCGTAGCCGCTTTATCCCACTTGGTTTTCGCAGCGGTGGCATTATCCACCGTGTTATCCACAAGCAGCGCCTTCATGACCGCTTCGTCATGGGTTTCACGCGCTTCCACGCCCTCGATGCGATTCAGGTGCGTTTCGAGTGTGGAGTCAATGGTGCGCATGGAGCCGTTATAGCCGTCACGCAGGTCGGCGGGGTCATTGTCGCCATACAAATTCAAGCCGTAATTGTCGGTTTTGGAGTATATAGTTGACATATATCATCCTTTTCTTTTACTGTTTAGTGCATAATTAAGGAATGACAACTTATCGTAGACAGTGTGTCGTCCCTGTATTGTTATTGTATTCCCACAATCCCTTTCGTTATTTTGATTATCGAATTGCGAAACCTGACTCTCCCGTAAGTGTTGTTTTTTTCTTCGGTAGGGGCTTGCTGGTTGACATAAATAATTTTTTCGATTTCCTGTGTTGTATAGTTGTCCGTCTTAGAAAATGGCACCGCATTGCTTTCACAATCGACGGCGAAATTGGAAATTTCGCTTCAGCCCACTTCCTTAGATTCTCTGACAAGGATTTCGAGCTGGTGAATTTTCTGATCCAGGATACGCATGGAATTATTATAGCCATCTCGCAAGTCCATTGGCGTATCATCCGTATAGAGCGGTAATGCCAGGTGTTGTGTCATATTGTATTGGACGTTGGTCATTGCTGTACCGTCCTTTCTCGGGGGGTTACCCTCGGTTCTTTGTTGCCGAAAATATCATGGTTACCTAAAACTGCCCATGTGATGCAATCATATTGTGCGGCCCGTTCGGTGGTCATGGTTGCCATCTGGTCTACCCGTGCTCCGAATACAGCCAATTCGCGGTACATGTCACGATCGGTGTTTTTGGAATCCTCGTATTGTCCTGTTGTCGGATTATAGGTGAGCGATGATGTTTGATACTGGTCTACCTTTTTCGCGAGATCGTCCAGTGCGGTATCGACCGAGGCCTGCCATGCAGCGATCTCGGAGAGAACTTTATTTATGGCCTCGATGTCGGCGTTTTCGTCTTTGGCGAGATTGTCCAGCTGTTCCCTGAGCTGGTCGATATGTTCGGCCACCTTCTGCACATACCCCAATACGGTCAACGTATCACGGTACGAAAACGGCTGCACCGTCGTGAAATACCGTTGTCGCGGGTCAATATCCAAGGGGGCGGCGCACGTGTTGATTCCGTCCATATATCCTCCAATCTGTCTTTTTTAAGTATACTCTAGTGGCCGAGATTATAGGCTAACGACGTGCTGTAGAGTTGTGGTACGTTGGTCATATTATCCCCGCTGCCCCACATGCCCATAAAGAGATTTTCCAGCGCATTGATTACCATCATGTCAATATTAAGCATGGTGTTACGCCAGTCAAGCAAAAGCTGGGATTGTGACCCGCTGGTTCCGATCGTATGCGACACGCTATTACCCTTGTCCGAAGAGTGCGCGTAATCCGTGTTGCTGGTACTGGACGCGGTGGCCGAGCTGTCCTGCTGCGTGCTGGTATGCGTATTGCCTAGCGAGTCTGTCTGCGATGCGCTCGTAGCAAACTGTTTAAAATCGTCGATACGGGTCTGCGGAAACTCGGAATTAAACGTCATTGACGAATTATCTGCTTTGGTGTCGGACGTGCTGTTAGCCGTGGATTCGTTGGATTGCGTGCCCGAAGATTTGCCGCTGGATTCGTTCGTACTGGTCGAATCCATCTCCTGTCGAATATCGGACGTGATAAATGGGTCAAATTTACGTTGCGCAGACAAATAGAGCTGATTGTAATAGTCCATTTGTTCGCGCATGGTACGCCCCAAATAAAATACGAACATTTGCGGCGTTTCACTGCCGATTTCGCGTAGTGCGTAGTGTGCTACGATTTTCTCATTCAATTTAATGCGATAGTTTTCGTCGAAAATCGGATAATAAGCGGAACTTAAATGTAGTTTTTCGTCCGTATCGAAGCCACGGTCTATCAGATTGCCAAGCGTCAAAGTGTAATCCGACATACTGTCTTTGATGGCGTACATGCTCAAGTCTTGCACCATGATTATTCCTCTTCCTTGTTGCCTTCCACGTCCAATAGCCCCCCTGAAGTGGTGTCGTTCCACTCGATGCCAATAGGGTATCCCGAGTCGGCCATTTGCGGCCACAAGCGGTTGATCGTATCGCACGCCTGCTGGCGAGCTTTCAGGTAACTGAGCCTGAACACGTTGGTGCGGCTGTTGCCCGCCGTGACTTCCGATTCAAGCAGTCGCTCCTTCTTTTCGGTTGTCGAATTGTCGATACCGAGATAGTTCACAAGTTCGTTCCAGATCTGCGTTTTCGTGGTAATGATTTTATCCGCAAGGAAAGGGGTGACGTTAGGGAATGTTTGGAACATGCCGGTAATGTCCGCAGAATCATACGTGTAAATGTACGGGTCGCCGTCTTCTCGCGCTTTCATGAGATTTTGGGCGGTGAGCTTGTTGGTTTCGGACGTGGCGATAATCAACGGTACACTGATATTGTCCAAATTCACGTCCAAAGCACGATCTGCGATGGCGAGTCGTGTGGCGTAATTCCACATGACATCGATCATGGTGCACCGTAATTGGTTATCCCAGATCGGTACGCATTCCTTGCTTCCGATCTGCGGGTGCGAGTAATTCGTGGCTACCGGCTGGAAACTGGTTGGATTATTGTAGTTGTTCACCCCGCCGATATTGCCCGCTGTGGCCATGAAACGGTTGACGCCCTTACGTTTGTCAGGGAAAAACAGTGCCAGACCATTCTCGAATAAGGTGAGTTCCAAATAGCGCTCGTCAATATACGGTGGTAGGTTCACCCATTTGAAACGCGACACGGCCAGCATTTCAATCAATTTCATATATTGATTGATCCTGAGCGATTGCCGCATTTCCGGTAGATTCAAATTGCCCCACATGCTGCCGAGCACGCTCTGGTTATCCCAGTGCGCAGCCTTCCTTGCGTTATTGCGTTTACCCATAATCACCGTCCTAAAAAATAATGGAGAGAGTCATATAACTTTCTCCATTATAGCTAGTATGCGATACCGGCAAGCGGCACGTTATCCGCATAGTCGGTGACGCCGATCTTATCGGGGTCAGTCCACACGGTCACGCCACTCTCGAAAATACCCTTCACGGTCAGTCGGTACTCTTCGGGACATGTGCTCGACCTTACGTACAGCTCATGGAGTTTCCAGTATGTGAAATTGCTCATGGCCATAAGATTGTCAGGCAGCTTCAGGAACCGTTGCACGTAATATCCGTATCGTAGCCATACTTCACCGATGGCTTGCATGGCTGCGGGCGATATCTGCCTGAACCGTACCATCACACCAATCAGACCGTTAGCCAGGTTAAAGGCGTCACCGCCCAATGCGCCGGACGTGGTGGGCGGTACGGTCTGGGTCTGCTGTACCTGTGCGTTGATACCTGCGATCGTGTTCTCATAATCACCCTGCGCGGTCGCCTGTGCCAGTTGCCTGTTCATATCCGCAAACTGCATGGCTTGTTGGTTGGACAGGTTGGTTTGCGCGAGACTATAGGCGTTGGCCTGTGAGGTGCTGGCATTGTTGGTGGTCTGTGTGTTCGCCAGTTGCTGGTTGGCGGTTGAGACGTTGTTATTGTAGGTTTGCTGGTTCGTCCATGCGCCTATCGCGGTGCCCGCTATAGCACCGGCCACACCTCCTATATTACCGGTGACGGCGGAACCAACCGCGTTTGCCACACCCGACCCGATAGTGTTGAGCTGTGCCATTTGATTGTTGAATCCAAGGTTTTTCAGGGTCAAATCGGTACCCATCTGCGCACTCTGGTTGCTGATCGCGTTCATGGCGTTCCGGTTCGACGTGCCGAGCCGATTCTGGGCGCTTGCGTACTGCGTGCCCAATTGTGCTTGAGCGTAAGCATTGTTGATGCCCATTTGGGTTTTCTGATACCCCCAGTCCGCACTTTGCTGCGCGTACTGGCGTGTGTAGGCGCTGTTCGCAAGCGCGAGGGCACTACCGTTATTCACGGCCATGAACGTTGGAAAATTGGTGATCCCAAAGGACGCGTTGAGCATTTCACCCGTATCGATGGGCAATCCTTTACCGTCCGGTAGTGGTTGGCGTTCGCCTAGGCTTCCTGCATGATAGCCGCGTGCATAAAAGTTCAGGCGGGGTGAGGGGGGCGCGTAATTCCATGATTCACGGATGATCAGATCAGCCGATGGAATCTGCTCAGGCTCATACGTGATCACGGTTCCGTTAAGACACGAACATTCGATATAGGCGTAAGGGGAGGTAAGAAACTTTTTCAGGTACTTGTAACGTTCGGGCAGATTAAAGGTGTCTCGGAAATTCTTCAAGTTGATAATATCCGTGTAGCGGGCGTTGCTATTGTCGTTTCGTGTGCGTAGCTCCCAGCAATTGCCAATGAAACCGACCGAATGCCCGAAGAGTTCCGTCTTTTTCGGCTGACCGTCCAATAACGCTTGCGGCAGATGGGGCACCGCATAAATGCCGCAAATACCTTGCGTCACCCATGGCGCATTCATCCCCTCGGTAAAGAATGCGACAATATCGGCGGGAGTATCCAAATAATACATGCTAGTGCCATTCAACTGACTCTCAAAAGCGCTACCGGTGGCAGTGTTGACCGTTGGATTATCCTTCGTACCCGTGTCCGCTTCCAGATCGGTGGTGCTCACAATAATCAGCCCGTAGGACGTGTATTTCACGCCATCGTGAGTGCCTACATCCATAAGCGGCTTCCATGATTCATTTGTGAGTACGGTGCATTTGCCGGTGTCGAGTCCTTCGGGCAGATCGAGGTAGGTTTTACCCCAGTCCTTCCAAGCATTTTCGTTCGCAACCCCCACATGCCCCCTTTCGACGTAGGCGTTACCCAGTTGGATATCATGCTGGAACGACTGCCATACGTCCAATTGAATGTTGAGCTGTGTCGTGTTGGCATTCACGTAGTCACAGGTTTGCACGAAATAATACCAACTGCGGGGGGTATCGAAATCGTAGTCGTTCGTTGCGATCAAGTAGTTGTATTGGCTTGCTTGCGCAAAAGGCACTGGCAGCCGTACCGGCAGACCGTATTTCGCCATGGTGCAGTCGGTAAATTCGATACCCTCCAACCGGTCGAAATAGTCCTTCTGGGATTGCCTGTCCCATTTAACGATATCCCTGTAGCCCATGTCCCACGGCACGTTACAGAGCTTGAATCTGGTGTTTGGTGTCCATTTTGCATAGCTGAAATTGATGGACAGATCGTTTGCGCTCATAAAGTCCTCCTAAAATAATAGGTGTGGATAAAAGTCTATCCACACCTATTTTACTGGTTGGCGGTTGTCACTATGCGGTGACGGTGATCTGTGTCATACCCTCTTCTCCCGCGAACTTTGCGGAAACGCTTGCGGCACCGGCCGTCTTGCCGGTCAGCACGCCGTTAGGGGTGATAGTGGCTTTATTGTCTACCGTCCACATGGCGAGATTGGTCACGTCCGCCTTATTGCCGTCAGTCTTGGTGGCAATAGCCTTGAGCGCGGTATGGTTGTCGATCTTGACCGTCTTTTCACCCTGAATCTCAACTGATTCAATGGCTCCAGTCTTCCAACCTCCCAGCCATTCGCCCACCACCGGCACGGACAGTGCGGCGGAAACCGTCTGATCGATCTCAGGATGGGCGGGGTCAATATAGGTGGCCTGGGCGGTAACCTTAAGCGTTTCGGCGGTTTCGTCCAAACCGCAACGCAGAATACCGTCGTTATCGATGGAGGTAAACTGGGAGGTTGCGCCTTCGACTGCGTACTTGATACCCTTTGGCTGGAATGTGGCGGTATTCTCATTGGCGCTGGAAATGGTAGACACTACCTGCACCAAGTCGCCACGGGACACGTTTTCGGGAGTGACAGCGTTCTGGCCGTACTTCTTCACGCGCAGCTCGAACACCGGCGTGGAAGTGGTGAGCGTGTCCGGCAACGTCACGGACTCAGAAGAGCCTTCGCCAGTCCAGAAGAGGATGGCATTAGCGAACGGGTTAGGGGTGATGGAACCACGGTGCTTGTAGAAGATATTGCGGGTGCCGTCAATCGGGTTCACGGGGGAATTTGTCGTCTCCAACATTTCATCCCAGCAGAAGAAGAAGTCTTCGGTGGTCAGGACGGCCTGAACCTTGCCGCCCTGTCCGCCGATACCGAACATGTCTTCCGGGATAGGAATAATGCGGTACGGGACATTAACCTTATCAATATTAAAGGCGGCGGCGAGAGCTTCCACGTTGAGTGCGGCGATAACCTGCGGCGTGGCGAACAAGATCGCTTCGCTATCGCGCCATGGAGTGACCCAAGACATGGCGTTGTATCGTGGCATGGCCGACATTGGAGACGCCTTCAATTCGTTCGCCACCTGCTGGATAAGTCGCAGCAATCCCTTTGCGTCCGCTTCCGTGGAATCCGCCTTGCCAACGTCGGGGGTGTGGACGCGGTAGAAGCCGCCCTTGCGTGCGTACTCCGCGAAACACTGCGTCTTCATCAAATACATATCGTTCCTATCCGAGAGGATAGGGGCGTTCATAATCTCGGAAATGTAGTCACTCATGCCCGACTCTCCGTCAAACGCGGTCAGAAGCGCATCTTCCGGAATGGTGACGGGATAGTAATGATCGAACGTAAGCGGGTGGAATACGGACGCGGTTGGCAGACTGTAGCGGCCATACACATCATCGCCCAAGTACTCCTGATTAAAGTTGCGGGTGCGTGCCTTGACCAAGCCAACGGCTGCCTGCTCATACGTGGAGCCATACCGCTTGAGCGTGCGGGGGGAGCCGATCAGCTTCAACGGGTCATCCCAGTCGGCGTGCTGGATATAGAGTCCGATCAAACGCTGGATGAGGACACCGGTGAATTCGTCACGCAGATAAGGGAAGTTGCGCATGGTGTCCACCGCATTGCGAATATTGCCCTGCGTTGCGCTCGGAATACGGGTCTGGAACTGGGGGCTGGTTGCGTTTCGGACTGCGTTGAAAATCTCAACGTCACCCTTACCGGCTAATGGTCGAATATTAGACATTATATATTATCTCCTAACTATTTTAGTCGAACAGGTCTTCGATGGACTCTTGCGTTTCGTCGCCGTCACCGTCATCGTCAGACGGGGTGGGGTCATTGTAGCCGAGCATGTCCATCATGGACTTGAGGGTGGCCAATTCCTTTTCGATGGAGTCGAGTCGTGCGGAAACGTCCGGCTCCTGATTCGGTTCCGGTTCCTGCTCCTTCGGTTTGACTTCATCATCCACGGTTTCGGTCTGCTGTTCTTCTTCGGTTGGCGGTGGGGTAGTGTTTTCCTCGCCGTCATTGTTTGGGTCTGCCATACAAAAGCTCCCTTCATATTGGTAATGTTTCCATCAAAATTATATCATGCGGCGGGAGAAAATAAATGACCCCGCAATCACGCGGGGTCGAAACTGTCTTATGTGAGCGCGAGTTGAAGATCGTAGGGCACTACCGCCACGATAGTGATATTCACGGTCGGCGGCATTCTCAGCCGTGGCAGTCCGATCACGTGTTATTCCCAGTCGAAAATCGACGCTCAGAAGACAATAGGCATTATAGCATGACCATTGTCCCGTAATCATCCATGACTTGCACGCCATGCTGGAACTCTTCGTAGGGGATGGGCTGCGAGAACATGTTTCCGGCCATGCATACGTCAACTTCCCCGTCTGCTCTCCATCCTTGATACCGGTTCATACCGAGTATGGTCAATTTTTCGTATCGGGCGGCGATCTTCCACTTACCCAGTTCGGTCGAATGGATTTCGCATGATCGTACCGGTTCCCAGCCTGATAGGATGCACCCATCCGTATTGGCATACAATAATCTATCAGCGTTCGCATGGCAGACGGTCATAAGCTTTTTTCTTGCGTAGGCGTTGACCCACACGGGCACGGGCAAAAAGTCGGTTTTCAAATTCGACTCTTCACGTTGCGCAATATCCCAATCGAGGGTGATACCATCTTTAGACGTGGGGAGCATGACGGAACCTTTGGGCAGACTCGCCATCTTCCCCACGAGAGCGTTCATGATCAGTTTCGCCATTTGTCGCTTCTCGCCCGTCGCCTTCTGCTTCAATTCCCCCCATTCATCCACGAACGAGCGAAAAAAGCCTTTGGAGCGGCGGAACTTCCACCCCCTTACATGCTTGTACACGCTCACGTCATAATTCTCGTATAAAAGCCGTTGATCTATGTCAGTCAATACGCGGGTGATGTAGCCACGGGTGGAAGTGAGCCTATTAAGTCCGTAGACACTGCGATTGTCCAATAAAAAGGGGTATCCGTCCGGTTTGAGTTCCGCGCGGAACGTGATTTCGTCGCAATGCAAGGGCATGTCGCTATCTTCTTCATACTTGCCTTCATACGGTTCCAGTTCGCCCCATGGTAACCATTCATCCCGTAGAATGCTCGGATACATGCTATTGCAGTCAACGTCGATAGCCTTACCGTACATGCCTTCTTTGGCGAACATGAATCCGCCGATATAGGCGTCATGCAGTGACTTTTTAGTTTCATCTTCAAGTTGTGGGAATTTGTCGTAATACCATTTCCACTCACCAGCCGCAAAAGCCTCCATGCTCGCACCGCCTGCCGTAATCTTACACAGGCCACGGGTATCGTATTCACGCAGAATATTGAGCAGTTGCGTGTCGGTCATGGTGAGTCGGCAGTTTTCGCGCAAAAGATTTGATATGTCGAAAAATCGTGCGGAATTGTTACGGTCGATACGCACCGTGAAGCTGAAAAATTTTCCCTTTTTGGACACTATGGCATCCCAGCTCAGGTTAGCGTTGTGTTCGTTGTGGGGCAATGCGTGCACGACGTGCGCTATAAAAGGGTCGAGCAAATCTGGATTAGTCACGTAGACGGTGAGTTTGCCGCCTGTCATGATGGACGCCAAAAGGCGATTAGGTTGGATAACATCACGCAATGCGGTTCCGCCCGTGAATCGTATGACGTTATCCGCACACCATAATCCCACCCTATTGTCTTGCACTGTCATAGTATAACTTCCCTTGATTGCCGACCGCTACTTTTCCAGTGCGCCAGCCTCCGCCAGCCACCGGTCGAACTGCCGCCGTGAGCGCTGATACCCCTCGCTGTCGCCCCGGAACACCGACGTGAGACCGTGGCGGACGGGGTCATATACCGTCCAATCGAACACGATACGGGGGGCGTCTGTCTGTTCGATGAACGCGCGTTTTTGCGCGGCTGACAGTTGACGGAACCGTTTCAACCGTTTCGAGCCGAGCGTGGTAGCCAAGATTTTCTCGAAAATCTCGTACCTTCCGCGAGTCATATAGGACGGCCAATCATGATCGCCGTACAAATCTTTGTCCTGTTTGCCCGTTCTCGACTTTTTGGACGGTTTGCGTTTCTGTTCGGTGCGCAACCCTAGTATTTCGGCCACATCGTGCATCTGCTCACGCAATTCATTACGGTGTCCGCTCTCCAATTGAGAGCGAACGAATGCCTCATCGCTCAGAACATTAGTCATTTGCAGAAAGTCGGTGAGCTTTGACGGGATGATTTGAGCGCGTCCGAAACCCTCGCCCGTACTGCCTCCAAGTTCTGCCACGCGCTGATCGTACACGCTTCGCTGTGGCATGGCCTGTTCCTTGTTCCATTCGTTGATTTTTCGTCGTGCCGCATTGATTTTCCGCTGCTGTTGCCTAAGGAGTTTGCGCCGTTTCGCTACCGGTTCCGCTTCGATCTGCGCGTCCGATATGGGCGTACGCTGAGCGAACATATAGTCTTTTTTCGTCGGCCTTTCCACGGCGGTAGCATGATAGGGGGTTGCTTTCGCTTCCGCAACAGCCTGTTGCTTCTGCCGCTCCCATTCCTTACCTAAGGTTTTGGCGATATTGACTAATTGTTGGTCTGCGGTTTTGGCGAGATTCGAGTGGGAGTAAGCGCCAAGCTGTTTGATGTTACGCGCGGCGCGGGCTTGCGCGGCCTGACGTGCCTTAATATGCTTCTGCTTACGGCTTCGGGACATAGTGCGCACCCTTTTAGATGGCGAGAGCACCCAAAGTGGGTGCTCTCTATGAACGAACGCTACTCAGTTATTATAGCAAGTTCACTTGGTTTCCTGATCGTCCACCGGCTCAATGCTGAAAAACTTGAAGCCACGACGAGAACGGCGTTCCACTACCTTGATAGCCAATGGCGCTTCCCAAGTGTTCGGGGTTCCGAAGATGCCGAACATGGTGTTCAGTCCAGCGGCGAGAGTGGGGGAGGTGGCGGCGTACGCCTTGTTATCATCGGTCACGATGATGACACGCACGGTGTTGGAGATTTCGCCCGTCTGATCGTCCGTGACTTGTACGGCCTGTGCGACTGCGTTCACCATGTTCAACGGTTCGTTGAGGTGTTCGTCGAGCTTTTCGGCGTTCTGCAATGCCGAGTAGAGCTTGATCTTGCCTTCGCGGGTGGAAGTGTCGATAAAATGCTGGACGGTACCGAGTTCGGTGGATTCGGTATTGAATGCGACAAGTGCGGTGTTGGTGTTTTCCATGATATTTTACCTTCCCTTATGGTTATTGTTTTTTGTTTTTAGGCTTATGCCTAAAATCTTTTATATCACATGCCGTCATTATTTTCAATTTCGGCGTGTCGTTTGTTTGTGTGTTCTTCGGGGTTCCATTCCTGCGGTTCCTCAAAAGTCGCATACTTGTAAAAAGTTTCCTCATTCATGGACACCTTTTGCGAAAAAATATTAATAGACCGTGGAATGAAATTAGGAAACAGTTTTTTCGCACGAATCGAATACGCACGAACATCCTTCAAACGCCCGTCGATAACATGCTCGGCTTCCATAAAATCACCGTCAACAAGCTCCATGCCCTTAAGAACGGCATACACTCTTGTTCGGAAAATGTCAACCTTGGTTCTAGCCAATTTTTACCTCCCTTGCAGTAAGATTTTTTCTAACTCACTGTCATTATAGCAAGTCGTGTCCAGTCTGTCAAAATTTTTATACACACAGATAATCAGATTTTGCGCCTGTGGACTATCGAAAACCGTACAACAGTCGTACGACGTAGCCCCCTTGACAGCACAGACCGCACACCATGCAATAAGGTTAGGAGGATTCACGGCACCGTCCAAATATTCCACGTCATACGTACGGGATAATGCGGCGGCGAGCCCATCGCCAATGCACATGCTCCCGCAAATCTGTGAGACAGTAATCACCGCTTGATTAAACCATGCGCTAGGCGCTTCCCGCCACAGTTCGCACAGCATATTGACCGCACGGCAACACGTCTCAAAATCACCATAACCCATATCATAGCGTCTGAGATTCAACTCACGGGCATGACCCCGAGTAGCCTTGACAATACGGGGCGACTCCATGATCGCATCATCAAACCGGCGCATACGATAGATAGGCGTCCTATCATTGCCACGATTAAACATAATAGCGCCTTTCCACCCGGAAATATGCGATATTCCTCGTATGCGAGGGCACCGCAGCCCACTTACGCACAAGCTCAGCGGCCTTGTCGTATGACGTGGCACACCCCACTTCGATAGGAGGGTTATCGCCATGCCTCAAATACGCCAGTGCAACAAAAGTCTCATACATGATCAAAACTCCAAATCTCCCTCACCGGACTCGGCACCGAGCCACCACACGTCAAACCACAAGTCCGTACTCGGGCACCGTTTCGGCGGTGCGAAAGCGTCACCCCTACGTTTCGCTCCCGCCCAAAACGCACGTAAGCGCCAATACGTGTCAGCATAAGGACAATTCCTACAAGTCCATGAATGAATCCAACCACGGAAATACATAATCAACCCCTATCCAAGAGAGGAGTGTTAGCAATGTCGATAGCATCCAGCATCAAATCAACCACTTGTGAGCCGTCCCCAGCATCATACGCACACACGGCCGACCCGCCACATACACCGCCACACAGTGTACGAAACTGGACGGCATACCTCAGCTCGTACCGTTCACCATGAGGACAAAACCACAATTCCACACGTCCCCCCACAAACGGGGAGTCAAACGTAGCGACTTTCATATCATTCTTAACCATTTCAAAAACCTTTCACGACAAAAACCAAAACAATAGCCACAGCTACGACAAGCATAGCCAAAAAGCAGAACACGTCACGCACGTCCCGCGGCGCCTCACAAAACACAACGGCACTCACCATGATCAACAGAATCACAAACAGAATAACAACAATACTCACATCAATCATCATACCAGCACCACCTTCACCATGCCAACCATAACACCATCAAAATCAAACGTAGCATTATCGATATCAACGCTCACATCCATGCCCTCATAGGCGGCACGAATATGAGACAGAACACCGTCCAATGAAGCCTTAAGAGTAGACGTGTAATGCTTCCTACTCGGCTTCACACAATCAGGCAAAACCTCGAAAACCTGAAATGTTTCATTAGTGATAATGAAATACCACACGTCAAACCTCCAATCAGTCCTCGAACGCTTCAATAAAATCATACAGAGCCACGCCGTAATCATCAACAACTTGGTCACAATCAATCGAACTCGTAACACCATACTTGACGCCATGAAGCGTTACAGACGGGTCATTCCACAAAGTGGTCAGCAGTTCATTCTTTTCCTTGAGGGTCATATTTGAAATCATCATTTATTTTCCTTCCCTTGAAGTTGATAACTACACTATAACACAAACAAAACAACGACACGCCCGAAAACAAAACAAAACAAAACATTAAAAGACAACTACCAACCGGTCGGTAACTTAGCCAAACACAG